AGTGCAGGCAGATGGCTTGACGCCGGCACAGCTGCGGAAGTGTGGGTCGAGCGCATCGTAACGGCTGGATCGTGGAACTCTATCGATCCGGGTGCTGGAAGGCATCAGCTGTCAACTACTCGATCCTTCCGGTGCAAGATGGCGAGCGCGGGATCGTTCACTGTCACCGGTTACTTCAAGTTCTGGGATGCCGCATCTGGCGGCAACCTCTTACAGCAAACGGCATCAGCCAGCTACACGGCAATCTACGATGACCTCAGCTAAATCTTTTAACCACAATCAACAGGTAAGGAAAATGGCAATGCCAACAAAACACGTAGGAGATGTGATGTTCGCCGGATCGGTGGGCGCAGGAACAGGAGGCTTCTTGTTACAACTTGAACCGATCTTGACGGTCGCAGTGCTTGGCATTTCAGCCGTCGCCGGGATCTACTCCATACTCTGGAACAGGGTACGGCTCCGTAACGAAACGAGGAAACGGAATGAGCAGAGCAAGTGAAACGATTCTTGAAGAACTCCATAACACCATCGCGGAAACACTCAAGGAAGAACTGAAGCGATACGCCGACGGTGACTACGACGAAACCGATTGCGACGGCAAGGTGACCAAGAAATCAATCCCTGCATCGCTCATTCAAAGCACGATTAAGTATCTGAAGGATAACGGAATTGACCGCCCGGAAGATGACGAACCCGACCCGGAAGATTTGCTTGCGGGCGAATTACCATCATTTGGAGAAGAAGTCTAATGTGTACCGCAGCAATCCGTGATGTCACGAAGCAATTCACTCAGAAGCAACCCGAGCGATTACAGCAGGAGTCCATCCTGATCGGTGATCGACAGGCTGGCATCCCTGTTGGAGTCGGCGGGCATCGACGCAATCGCAAGATCATGGATCTTGTTGACCAAGCACAGGGCCTGAAGATCCCCGAATAACCCCATGGAGGAGACCATGTTAGTACGATTTGATTATCGCTGCGACAACTGCGAACGGACGACTGACCGTCTCGTCAAGAAGGAACGGCAGGACGATCAGCACTGTGCGATCTGTTGCACACCGATGCGCCGGCTCCCGGCCGCACCACGCACGACGTTCCGCTTTGCTGACACGAAGCTGAAGCCGTGAGCCTCCAAAAGAAGATGACTTTCCGCTGCCCCCGCTGTGGGCATGTGGCCGACCTGTTTGTATCCCGACTGAAAACGGAACAGCAGATTTGCCCGAAGTGCCGACCGCGCAGTTGGCTGAAAGTTATCCCGATGACGAAAGATGAAGTACCGGATCTCAAGAACTACAGGAGGGGCACATGAATTTCGTAAAGGATTTCTGGGAAGTCATTTGGGAAGTCCTCGGCTGGTTCCAGTTCGTCACCTTTGTCGATCCGTGGGAAGAAGGCATCGTCGTACAGGCAGGCAACTTCAGGCGTGTCCTGAAACCCGGCTGGCGTTTGCACCTCCCATTTGAGATCGACGAGATCACCTTGATGAACATCAGGCAGACCTCCATGGAACTGTCAGAGCAGTCAGTAACCACATCCGATGGAAAAGAAATTGTAATCCGTGGCGTCCTCCTCTGGGAAATCTTCGACATCAAGAAGACACTCCTCGACGTTGAAGACGCGACGGGCACCCTCGCCAACATCGCAGTAGGACTCATTCAGGAGTGCGTAGAGGTCACCAACCTGAAGGATATCCGCACTCGGGCGTTTCGCAATCTCGTGAAGCGTCACATACAAAAGCAGGCGCGCAAGTGGGGCATCTCTGTCCGCACGGTGCGCTTTCAAGACCTGACAGTCGCCAAGTCATACCGGATCTTCGGTGGGCTGGCACCATCGTCATCCGAGGAGGAAGAATGAAATACCCCGAGTGGATCAAGACGAAGTCGCAGCAGATGATGCATGACGACTTCCGGGCGTTCCTCTGGTACATCTGGAGGCATCTCGGCCTACCACCTCCCACGGAGATCCAAAATGATATTGCCGCGTACATTCAAGGAGGCCCGCGCCGAAGAATCATCCAAGCGTTCCGGGGAGTCGGTAAATCGTGGATCACTGCGGCCTTCGTCCTATGGCTCCTCTATCGCAACCCGCAACTCAAGATTCTCGTTATTTCTGCGTCGAAGGATCGCGCAGATGCGTTCTCAATCTTCTGCAAAAGGCTCATAGCTGATGTCGATATCCTCGCTTTCCTCATGCCCCGCTCCGATCAACGTGACTCAAATATCGCCTTCGACGTTGGCCCAGCTACGCCAGATCAATCTCCTTCTGTCCGATCTGCGGGTATCACTTCACAGATTACAGGCTCACGAGCAGATTACATCATACCTGATGATGTTGAGGTGCCTAACAACTCCATGACGGAAGACCAGCGCGAGAAGCTGGCAATCCGTACATCCGAGTTCGACGCCATCCTCAAGCCGGGTGGACACGTTGTCTGCCTCGGTACACCCCAGTGCGCTCAGTCGCTTTACAACCTGATGCGGAACCGTGGGTACTCCACGAGGATCTGGCCAGCCCGATTCACCGACGGCATCAACCCCGAGGATCAGTCTGACAGTTACGACGGCTGCCTCGCCCCGTGGATTCAAAAGAAACTGCTCGCCAATCCCGGCCTTGCACTCAAGCCGACTGAACCCGGTCGCTTCGACGATCTGGATCTGCTGGAGCGTGAAGCCTCCTACGGCCGTAGTGGCTTCGCCCTTCAGTTCATGCTCGACACATCCCTCAGTGACGCCCACCGGTATCCCTTGAAGATCAAGGATCTGATGGTCATGGATCTGGATTCAAAGATAGCCCCAGTCCAACTCACATGGGCCGGTGGACATCAACAGGTCATCGAAGGGATCGACAACATCGGCCTGAATGGTGACCGTCTGCACAGCCCTATGTACATCTCAGAGGCCCATGTCGATTACCAAGGCTCCGTCATGTTCATCGATCCCTCAGGTCGCGGCAAGGACGAATGCGCCTACGCCGTCGTGAAGATGCTTAACGGTTTGCTTTACGTTACTGCATGGTCGGGAATCCGTGGCACCGGCTACGACGACGAGACTCTGACTGCTCTGGCACTCATTGCGAAGGAGCATGGGGTTAACGAAATATGGACAGAGTCCAACTTCGGCGACGGCATGTTCAATGCGCTCTTTGCGCCCGTCCTGAAACGTCTCTACCCCTGCACCCTCGACGAGTACTCCGTGCAGCACCAGAAGGAACTCCGCGTCATTCAGAAGCTGGAACCCATCCTGAACCAGCACAGGCTCGTCATGGACACCGAAGTGGCCCGCCACAACTCCGAGGTGGACGCTGCCGAGTCCGGCGCTCGCGCTGGTCTATTTCAGCTGTCCCATCTAACAAAAGAGCGTGGCTCCCTGAAGTTCGACGACAGGATCGACATCCTCGCTGAGGCTGCCGGGTACTGGATCGAGAAACTCGATGTGGACAACAAGGGAGCCGACGAGAAGTGGAAGCAGTCCGAGAAGGATAAAGCCTTCGAGGAGTTCACCGCTCGTATCCGTGGCAAGCATACCGGCCGACGATTCAAGAACTATATCCCCGGCGTGCGGGCAACTTGATGCGCCCTTAAGCGCGCTTTAATACGCTTTATGTGCCCTTAAGCGCACTTTAGTGGTCATTTACGACAACACAGCGGGATAACTCAGCCCGGAAGAGTGACTGCCTGATATGCAGTGAGTCGGTGGTTCGAATCCACCTCCCGCTACCACAACCTTTAATTATCCCCAAACAATTCAAGGATATCCCAATGAAAGGAACAGTACACGGCCACGCGCCAGATGTAGTCTTGCTGGTGATAATCCTCGCCGGCTTGCTATTGATTGGAAACGCCCTCGACGATAGATCGGCCAACACATCGGCCCAATACACTGGCCCACCCAAGGTGATCGCCGAACTGGAACTCGATGAGTCTCTGGAACTCTACTTCTTCGCCTGCGACATGGTGAAGGCCAAGTTTCCCGAGAAGGCCGCCGGCCACTGCCCAGTGAGTCCCATTGTGCTCTTCACGCCGCTCGAATCAAACACCCACGGTGAATACTCCCCCGGATCTCGCGTTGTATGGCTCAATGCCGGCTTCACCAACCAGCCGAACCTCAGCACCTATGGCGAAGGCGTAGCAGCCCACGAGATGGTGCATTACATCCTCTGGGACTGGGAACTCTATCAGGACGAGAAGGATATGTGCCGAGAAGAGGATCTGGCATGGCAAACCCATGATCGATGGGTGGAATCCCGACACAGGCCCGAGGACATGAATCCCGAGTGGTGGGACTGGTACGAGGAGTGCGACAGCGCCACCGACGACCCCCGACCAGTGACTCAGAAGGTAATCGAGTTCATTTCTGGCTAAGACCTCCTGAGAGGTCGTAGAATCGACGATCACC